GTCCCCCATGAACGAATCCCCTTCATCGCTGATCCTACGGTACGAACCACCCGGTACTTTGTCTGCGATCCCGGTGGATCAAAACCTTGGGTCGCGATATGGGCGGCAGTCCTGGAGGATGGCACGATCTATGTGTACCGAGAGTTCCCTGATTCATCGATGGGTCAATGGGCATTGCCACATGTGAATGGTTTGGGCAAGAGCGTGGGCAAACCAGGGCCTGCACAGCGTCCGCTAGGATGGGGGTATGCCGCATACAAGGAGCATTTCGAGGCTTTGGAACAGGGCGAGGATATCTTCGAGCGAATTGTTGACCCCCGTATGGGAGCCGCCACGGTGCGCGAGAAGGAGGGGGAGAGTAATATTATTAACACTATGGCGAATCTTGACTTTGTTATGCGACCCGCACCGGGCGTGGAAGTGGAGGCGGGTATTGCAAAAATCAATGATGCACTAGCATGGGATGATACGGAACCAATGACAGAGAAGAATAGACCCAAACTCTTCGTATCTGACAGGTGCGATAATTTTATTACCTCGATGCTTGAGTATACGGGCAGTTCCCGCCAGGAGCATTTTAAGGATTTTGTGGATACTATCAGATATTTAATGGTCAGCGGACCTGACTATATTGGTGGTGGAAGCCTGATGTGTACAGGTGGCGGGGGATATTGACTTGCCATGTCAACTACAAAAGGTTACATTATGCTACGCATATGCAGTCTGCCGCCGATGACGAATTACTTTATGTCAGTAAAGAGCCTGATGTCGACTATCTTGCGGAAACCTACCGCAGGACACAGTCGGAGTTGGGCGAATGGTTAGACCGTAGACAGCGCGATTACGATGTAAGAAATTGTTTATGGGCAGGAAAGTCCGATGATTTCAAAAAGCATTCCCATCTAAGCCAAACCGGAGAGGTATTCCCCTGGGATGGTGCGAGTGATCAAGAGATCCGCATGGTGGATAATCAGATAAACAAGTGCGTGGCTATGACTACAAATGCGGTAAGATCCGCACATATCGTGGCTACCCCTGTGGAATCAGGTGATGTTGAGCGTGCTAATGTAATATCCATGTTCCTTCGTTGGTTAATGAACTCCAAGATGGAGGAGTTTTACGATCAATTGGAATTAGGATTGAACCACTTTTTCGAGAAGGGCCTGATGGTCCACTATGTTTATTGGGACTCCAAGGAACTTAAACAGCAACAAACCATCCGCCTAGACGAGATCGCACAGGCACTTCCACAGATCGCACAAGTGATCCAGGATGGAAGTATGGATGAGGAGTTATCTGCCGCGTTAAAAGACCAATTTAAAGTATCCAAGTCCAAAGCAAAAGCTATGCTTCGCGAACTTCGCAAGGATGGCACTACCACAGTACCCGTTACCCGCCAGGTCGTAAATCGACCCCGCATCAAAGCATTGGCACCTGACGAGGATGTTATTTGGCCTAACTACACAATTGATCCGCAGGAGGCACCATATTGCTTTCATGTATTGCATATGACACCGGAGCAGTTGGAATCCAAGGTTAGCTCCGAAGGATGGGATGCCGAGTTTGTAGAAAAGGCAAAGAACTTAGCCAAACATACACAGGCAGACAATAGTCTCTATAATGTGCGTCAGGAGGATGCGATAATCCGTGATGATGATGAGACTATTAGAATAGTGTACTGTTATCAAAGACTCCTAGATGAAGACGGAGTTCCCGGTATCTACTGCACAATCTTACATCCCGATATTCCTGAGTTGTATGCCAAGCATGAACTTATGGATTATGCTCATGGTAAGTATCCATTCGTGGTTACTAAATATGAGAATGTAAGCAAGAGACTTTACTCATCCCGCTCAATCCCTGAAGTGGGAGAACCTCTTCAGCAGGTAGCCAAGATTGAAAGTGATGCACTAGTTGACCGTCAATCATTAGCAACTTTGCCCCCGCTTGAACACCCTCTCGGAAGGCCCCCCACGAAGTATGGTCCGGGGGTTCGTATCCCGTATCGTACACCTGGTGAGATCCGTTGGGCAAACACACCCCCATTTGATGGCGGAAATGTGGAAGTCCGTAGATATATACAGGAATTATTCGACCGCTATATGGGGAATAACGCTCCAGGCGTTGACCCCGTGGAAGCGCAGAACAAACAGCAGGCCATGATCAATAAGGTATTTAACCACCTTAAATATGTGATCGACCAAGTATGGACGCTGTATCAGCAGTATGGACCCGATGCAGAGTTTTTCCGAGTTACCGGAATGCAGGACATACAGAAATTTAATAAGGGCAAAGCAGGTGAAAGATTCGACTTTTACTTGCAGTTTGATGTGGCAACCCAAGATCCTGCACAAATGCTTGAGCGCGTAAAAGCGGTTGCCGAGCTTGCCCCTGCACTCGATAGATCAGGCACTCTTGATACCGAGAAGATGCTTCAGATCGCAGTTGGGCAGATCATGCCTGGTGCGTCTGAGAAGATCATGATCCCCAAGGAGACAGCATCGCAGAAAGCGGTGGATGAGGAGAGGCAGACAATTGCAGAGTTAGTGGCAGGAGTACCGCCCAATGTTCGTCCGCAGGATGCACATGAGATGAAGATGCAAGTATTTCAACAATGGTTATCACAGCCTGATATTCAACAGAAGGCACAACAAGATCCGGCCTTGCAGGAGCGTATTCAGAATTATATGCAACAGCGTCAGATGCAGATTCAGCAAAAACAAAATGCTCAGATCGGCAGACTCGGTGCGGCTCCCACGCAATTCGGACAAACCGCTCAGTCAGAAGCGGCATAGAAAGGGACATATATTATGCCAATGGTAGGTAAGAAAAAATTCGGTTACGGCACAAAGGGTAAAGCGGCGGCTAAGGCTTATGCGAAGAAGACCGGGAAGAAGATGGTCAAGCGCAAGAAGAAGTGAGTATCACTTATCGCAATGAGCGATTTTCAGGATATAACAAACCTAAGCGAACTCCTGGAAAGTCTAAAAAGTTTGCCGTACTTGCCAAGGAAGGTGACAAGGTACGCCTTGTTAGATTCGGAGATCCTAATATGCGAATACGAAAATCCGAACCCGCACGGCGTAAATCCTTCCGAGCAAGACATAAGTGCGATGAAAAGAAGTCTAAATTAAGCGCCGGATATTGGTCTTGTAAGAAATGGTAGCGAAGAAAAAGACCAAGTCCCGCGTGAACGAGGCGGGCAACTACACAAAGCCCACCATGCGTAAGAGGTTATTTGAGAAGATCAAGCGTGGATCGAAGGGCGGTAGAGCAGGCCAATGGTCAGCACGCAAAGCACAAATGCTTGCAAAGGAGTATAAGTCAAAAGGCGGAGGCTACCGCTAATGCCACTTAGAAAGTCACAAAAGTCTCTTAATCGATGGACCAAGCAAAAGTGGCGAACCGCGTCAGGCAAGAAGTCGTCTGAGACAGGCGAAGTTTATGCACCCGCTAAAACAATAAAGAAGCTCAAAAGCACAAAGGCGGGCAGGGCAAAACTTGCGGCGGCAAACAGAAAGAAAAAAGCTGCGACTAGCAAAGGGAAGCAATACGCAAAGCACGGACTGCACAAAGGTAAAAAGAGATGAGAAGATGTCTCATTTGCAGAAGGAGATCTATTGGATTGTACTGCTCGCGATGTTCTTCATCGAACGAGATGTGATCCTGGACACCATGTTTGCGATCCTAAATATTATTTACGACAATTTTAAATGAGCAAAACGAATCACGAAATTAATCATGAAGATGCAATTAGAGCGCTGTCCGCTCTCAAAAACGACCCCCACTTCAAGCGATATATTGAAATGCGTGAAAGTATGCGTGAAGAAACTATCCGGGCGTTGCAGGCTCCTGAGAGCATTGCGGACACAAACAGACACTTTTACATCACAGGGAAGCTCGAAGCGATAGACGAGGAATTGGACATTTTCTACAAGCTTTAGCTCGTTCCAAAGAGATAATACCCTCTGCGCTAGGGGTGGCGCAGGGGGTTTTTTATTGCCATTGTCAAGACAATATACTACATTTTGCTACACTAGGCTACTGCCTTGATTATTATGGAAACATTAACCGAAGAGGTTGTCTCGGAGTCCTCTGAAAATTCCGTGGAAACAGAAACGAAAGCAGAAGGGAATGTCTCGATGGCAGAATTTGCGGATCAGTTATTGAAACGCAAGCAAGTTACCGAAACGGAACCGGAAGCTACCACCGAGGAGATGGACGAACCCGCTGAAGAATCTGCGGAGCCTACGGAAGTCGCCGAGGAAACTACCGCCGAAGAAACGGATGACAATATGCCGTCCCCACAATCTTCGGAAAATGTTCTTTCAAAGTATGGTATCGACCTGGACAACTTGTCCGAAGAGGAAAGTCGCGAACTCGCGAAATCGCTGAACGCATCTGCGGTTAAACGGTTTGGCAGACTTACCGCTCAGAAGAAAGCACTCCTTGCTGAAAACGCTGAACTGCAAGCGCAAGCCGAGCAGGCACAGCAAACGCAAGAGACTGACACTCCTGGGTTCCTCAAGGATAACGCTCTTCACAATGTGGCTAATGAGCAGGCACTCATGAAAGAAGTCGAGAATCTAAACACTCTAATCGAGTGGGCAGAGGATGGGATGGAAAACGAAACCCAATATGACGATGACGGAAATGAGTATGTCCTCAAGGATGGTGACAAAACTTACACCAAGGCCGAACTGCGGAGAATACGATCCAATGCGAAGAAGATAATTCGCAAGGATGCCCCCGCAAGACAGTCATGGATTAAGGAGCGTCAAGCATCTGATCAGCAAGCCCTACAAACCTTCGAGTTTTTAGGAGACGCGGAGAGTGATGACTACAAGCTCTTCATGCAAGTGAAGAACAACAAGTTGTACAAGCCATTGGTGGATCATTTACCAAATTCAAACTTTGCCCTGGCACTCATGGTGGAAGGATTGAATGCGGTAAAGGCACGCCAAGGTGAACAGGCGAAACCCGCCCCCAAGCCAAAAGCACCCGTGGCATCCACGGAGGCAGGAGCGGCAAGGGCAAAGACTCCACAAGCACAGAAGACGAAGGCTGTGGAGGCGGCATACAAAAAGTACGAA